TCTGCAACATCTTCTATGTTTGGATTGGCAATTCTAAATTCTCTCATATTTTCTATTTCTGTGATACCTGCATAACCACCAGGTGCATCAACTAATCCACGCTTCGCGTTCATCAATCCTCCACCCATGGCTCTAACTCTTCCACCGTGAGCGTATAATCCTAAAGATTTTAATGTTTCTATAATTACATTTTCATCATGTTGGCCAGCTTCCATAGCTGCTCGAATCGCTAACGCTCGACCTTCGTCATTAGCACCTTCTCCTGCTGATGCTTCATATTCTTCTAATGCTCTTTCATAATCTTTTTGTGCTTCTCTACCTTCGGCGTACATTACATCACCACTACCTTGAGCAAACGGTATTCCTGCTGCTTTAATACCCGCCATACTAAATGGATCATCCATTCCTGCTTGATTTAAAGCAGATAATTTATCTGCACCTGTACCTAAAAAGTTTAAAGCTTTATCTCCTATTCCTCCTGAATTAGAAAGACCTCTTAAATATTCACCTGCGCTTTGAGTTCCTCCACTTGTTATAACTCCTTCTGTAGGATGATAAGTTCTAGTGCCTGGTGTTCCCGGCGCACTTAATGCTCCAATACCACCAGCTAACAAAGTAGACAGTTCATTAAAATCTCCTTCACTACCTTCTTGTGATAATTGAGCTCCAAGATTTGCTCCACCTGCTAATAAAGCTCTACCCATCATTGATCCCATGAAACCGGTTGTAGGTGCCAACATAGGTGTAAACGCTGCGGCGTAAGGTAAGAAAGGTTTAATTTCGTTAGGTACTATTTTATCAAGTACTTTGGATACTGGTCTAAATATTTTTTTGAATAATCCCATAGTTTCTTTTTATATTATTGATTGAAAAGCAAGTGCGCAAAACTTGTATATAGCGATTGTACCACAATTTACTAGAGTTTTTGTACACAGTCAATGCTAGAATTCTCCTGTTGTAGTGCCTAAAGGTATAGAAGTTATCTTAATATGTACACTTCTGGATACATCATTAGGTTTAGTATCAGTATTATTGTCTTGAACATCTGCCAAAGCTTCTGCATCAGACATATATTCTTTACCTGTTTTTAAATTTTTAAGTGTAACCTCAGTTTCAGGAACAATCGTTATTACTTCTTTTCCATTAATGATCTCTCTTTTAAGTCTTTCTTTAGTTTCTATAAACGGCATTATTTATCCTCTCTATTTATTTCTAATAAACTGACTGTAACATCAGGTCCGGTAATATCTGATAAACATTTTAATTTATCATTTTCTTGCAACACTAATATATTGGTTACAAATTCTTCTTTAGATCCTGCGGCCAAGGCAGATGAATTATCATAAAAATAAGTAACACCACTTGATTCAATTTTTACTGTAACATCAGCAGAACCTGCTCCTTCATTATATATATGAATAGATTTAATTAAAGCTCTAGAATTATTAGGAACTGTATACACAGTGTTTTCTGTACCTGTTATTAAATCTGTATTAACTTTTTTATAAATATTAGCCATTAAAAAATGTAAACCTTTCTTGCTCTTCTTTTTGTTGTGTTAGATAAGTAGAATTTAATTGTTCTACCACTAAACTAATTGCTCGGTTAATTTGTCTTTGGTTGTCTTCTGTATATTCTTTTTTAGGTTCTGGTAATCTTACTACAATTTTTGTCATTCCATATCTCCTATATCAATTGTTTCTATTCCTTCTTTTTCTTGATTTGCCATCATAGCAAAGTCTTCTAATGTCATATTTGCTTCATCTGAATTAGCAGGGGTTGATTGTAATACCATTGTTAATGTTGCAACAGGTAAACTGGCTAAAAAATTTAAGCCTTTTGTAGCTAAAGGAGTAAGAGCTTTTGCATTAGACATAAAAGTTTTTAAAATATCTACTTTTAATTTAGATGTATTTTTCTTGGATAAAAGTTGAAGTGCACCAACATTATACCCTCCAGATCCCACGGGTCCTTGGGGAAAATGCATTTTATCAAAAAGTTTTATTCCTATGTTAAGTGCTGCAGGTGTTATGCTTGTAGATTTTACTACATTAGGAAACTTTCTTGCGTACCCTGATGCATAATCTGCTGATGTCGTAGCAAATCTTCCTAGTTTAGCTTTAGCCTGTTTAGTTATTTCTGGATCTACAAAAAAGTTTTTTACTTTATCTAGTACATTTTCCCCTCTATAAACAACTACATCTTCTATGCCTGCCATTATCTTCTACCATCTGGTTGTATATCAACTTGGAAAGTTCCGAATCGCCACGATTCTCCCGAAGCTGTGTTAGCTAATTTTAAATTTGCATATCTTCCTCTTGCTCTAGTATCTACATGCGTTGTAGAAGAGTTAACGGTAAAAGGACTCAAAGGAGAATTAACTTCATCCGTTGCAGGGTAATCAGTTATGCCTACAGTAATTTGATTGTTACCTGTCAAAACTTTAAAGTTAGGTAAAAATCTTCTCATTGATAAAAATACTTCACTCTGATCGGCTTGTAAAGAAAAACTAAAAGATTGAATAAAGGAAGCTAATGTAGTTGTAGATCCATCAGGATTAATTTGATCGTTGCCTGTTTCTTGAGCAAAATAAGTTGTTTGTCCTAGGCCTGATTGACCTGTTACATTAGGAAAAGTTCCTGTTGTAGAACTGTTATAAGAAGTCGAATAAGGTTGAGGATAAATTAAAGTATCCATCCAACTAGTTCTATTAAAATTAGCATTAGTATTTGTATACCACGTTCCAAGAGGTGGTTGTTTAGCTTCTCCATAATTATAAGTAACAGATCTGTTATTAAAATCAGATCCTGTTGTAGGATACCACCAAGTTACTTCGGTAAATAAATTATTTAAACCTGCACAAATTTGTTGACCTTTAGTTGTATCAATATCATCAAAAACATAATCTTCCACACTACAAGGTAAAGAATTAACAGTACCATCAAATGCAAACAAACCATTATTGGACATCCAGTAAGCTACACCATCAATTTCCACAGCTGCATTTTTACCTATTAAACCACAGTTAGTTCCTACTTGTTCAAATCCAAAGGTAAAAGGTGCACCTACAAATTTCATCGTATACAAAGCATTATCAGTCCATACTAAAATATTTTCTTTAGCGATCAACGCTCCGACAATTTTAGTTCCGTCTTGAAGTCTTTGCGAACCAGCAGTATTGGTTGCTAAGATATCATAAGTGTTAATATCTTCTGTTGTTGAAAATCTAATAAACATATCGTCTTGGCTATCTGTAGCCCAAGTACCATTAGTATTTAACGTTTCTAAAGTTCCAAAATGAATTAAGTGTCTTGTTGTAGGAGAAACTAAAGTTAATCTAGTTTTAGTAGGATTTTGTGTAGATAATAATCCTGCTGTACTTTGAGAAGCTCTTACAGCTAAAGGTGATGGAACAGCCGTGTTCCAAGTATAAGTTTTACCATTAGCAATAGTTGCAACTAATACATCTCCATAATTATTTAAGGACCAAAGACCTGGTTCTAAAACAACTTGTGATGCGTTAACCGCTGAGCCCCAACCATTATAAATTGTAGCATTAGTAACGACGGCATTATTTAAATGTTCAACATCGGTAGTACCACCCGCAGCCCTGCTAATTCCTGATATGGTATTGGTTCCTGTAGTATTAGTAGTGTAAGTCATTAACTCACTATCAATTAATAAAGTACCTGAAGATGGAAAAGCAGCAGAGTCATCAACAATTAAACTTGTTGCAGCTACTGCAAAATTACCTGCCATATTAATGGCGTTGGCTGCAGCTCCAGCAACACTTCCACCATACTGTCCTAAGCCATAACCATATCCATAACTTTGTTCTGAAGGCCCAACAGGTGTGTAAGGTTCGGTATCTAAAGTTCCTTGTGTTGTAACAGTTGCTGTTGATTGATTTAAAGAATTAATTGTAAAAGTAGTAGCATTAGGAACGGTTAACACTTGATAAAGTTTGTCTTCAAATTGTGCATCAGTTAAACCTGCGCTAGTTTGAGCAGCAGTTAAAGTTACATTATCAAACAAAATAATATTACCTGCTTCTAAACCATGAGNGGTAGAAGATGTAATNGTACAAGTTTTAGCACTGGTGCTATCAATACTTAAAGTACAGTTAGTAAATGTAATTTGTGAGGGTGTAGTTGTATCGTCTGTCTTAAAAGGAGTAATATCAAAAAGTTGTCCTTCAAAATAAATAAGTAAAAATTTATCGGTTCCAATTGCAACATATCTATTTCCTTCTTTATCCACAAAAGAATGTTGAGCACGAGCTACACCTACAATGGTATCTGTAAGTAAAGATTGCCAACCTCCTATTTTTTCTGGAAGTCCATATCTAAATCTTGCTAAGTCTGAATCGGTCCACCGTCCGGCAGCACCTACACTAGTATCTTGTTTGTCAATTCCGGGGGCGAATTTAATTTGAGTAAGAGCCATTGGTTAGACCCTATGCTGTATTAGTTTTATATGTCCACCCTAAATCAGTGTTAACATATACTAAGGTTATTGCTTGAGTGTTTGTTGTTAAAGTTAAATCAGTTGATGCACTTAAAATTTTATTACCATTTCTACCTACTACACAGTTATTAGATGCAAAACCTTGAGGACTTGTATTAGCATCTATAATAGTTATTTCATCTCCTTGAACTGGACTTGCCGGTAAATTAACAGTAACTGCTGATGAAAAAGAATTAACTAAAATTTGATCACCTGCGACTGCTGTGTAAGGAGCATTTGTTCCTGCCACTACCTCATAGTAACCTTTATTCATTAATCCTCTAACAGTATGAGTTCCGTTTGAATAAAATACTCCTGTTGATTTAACAGGTATAGTTACAGGAGAACCTGAAGCTGCTGTTTTAACACTTAAAGTATAATTACTACTTGATCGTGTTGTAGCATCTTCTACTATAAATACTCTTAAAGCTGTTCCTCCTGAAGGGACGCTTGCAGGCATGATTAAAGTTTGATTTCTAGTTAAAGTTCCTGTTAATTTTAAATATAAATTTTTACCTGTTGCAGTTGTTGTTCCTGCAGCCGAACCATCAGCAAGTGTTAAAGTAACATCTGTACCTCCACCCATAGCAACTTCAATATTACCTGAAGAAGATAGTTCTAAAATTTGTAAGTTAGTATTTGTAATACTACCCCAAAGACCAGCTTTTTCACCGGTTGTGATTAATTCAATTGATAGATCTGATGAGTGTTGTGATGCCATAGTTTAATAAGGTTTTATCTCTATCCAAACGTTATTTGCATTTGGATCTATATCATTCCAAGTTATAATGCCTGGTTCTTTTGTTTTTAGATCCATTGCTACACCATCTGGTATAACATTAGCACTAGCAGTAACAATAACAGTTCCATTGCCCAAAGTCAAAGGATTCTTGGTGACATTTACTGCTACATCTGTGAAAGCTGTAACGGTAGCCGTTCCTAAAGTAAGAGGACTTCCTGTAAGAGTAAACTCAGCATCTGATGCAATAACAACAGTCCCTGTTCCGAGTACTAAAGGATCAGGTGAAACGATTTGCGTAATAGAAGTTGCTGCTATATTTACAGGACCAATTGTTAATACTAAATTATTAGGATTAACAGATATAATTACACTATTATCTGAACCTGTTGTAGAAAAAGGTGTGGCTGAAAATGAATCAAATCCAAGTAACACAAGCTACCTCGCCGTGCCGGCTTTGTCATTACTAGAAACTATTGGTTTATTTGCAAATGCCAATACCATATATAAATTAGCTGCTCCATTAGTATCTCCTGCACCATTACGAACTTTAAATCCATTACTTAAAAAATCTATTGATAAATTTGTATTGTTACTTTCAACTCCAGTTTCTTGTGCTTGTAAAAAGTTTGAGTTAGGATTCCAATATCCAGGATTTGTACCTGGTCTAACATTATCATACATACACCAACCACTTGAACTATCTGTTTCTTTAATCATAAGCCATTGAGGTTCAAAACCACAGTATACAAAAGGGCCATCAGCTAATCCTGTACCATAATAGCTAGTCATTTTAGAGTAGCCAGGAATTTCACTCCACGCATAGACAAGATAAGTTCCTGAACCATCTGCCGCATTACCATAAGTATTAGAACCAAGATAAATATAAGTTGAATTTGGTGCTGTTGTAAATACATCATCTGTCATTAAAGAATTAACAATAGTCCATGATAAAATTTTAGTATTATCATCCCATACTGTAGAAGTATTAGCCCAGTTATAAGTTGAATTTAATTTTTTAATTGCTATAAATTTTGGAACTTTTCCTAAACCATGTGCTAATGTTGCATTAACAGCTCCACTTCCTGTATAGGTAGCAGAATAAAAACCTGCTGTAGCATTCATATTAACTGCTGATGGTGTTATACTTCCTCCTGAAGGTACTGATGTTGTACCACCTTTCCAAGAATACGAAATCATATTATTAGTTCCACTTGGATTAATTGCAGACCAAGGACCTACTGTAAATCCATTTGCATCAAATGAAGTTATTCCGAAATTAGGATCAGCATTAGTACCATTAGTATAATTTCTATTTGTTGCTAACCATTTATTTGTTCCTCTTACTGCATCATAAACAACATTATCATCTGTAAAATCTCTACCTTTAAGCCAGACTAATGCGGGTTCAAATCCAGTTCCTGTAATTGCATTTGTAGATGCGTTACCTGAATAACCTACTACTTTTACATTATCTGTTGGTTTAAATGATATATATGCCATAGTTTTTTCTCCTTAAAAAGTATTTATCCAATTTGTATTAACCGCACCAAATCCTGTGGGTGGTGCATAAGCCCATGTTCCCTCGTTAGCTGTTACTGAACTACCTATTGCTGTGGTAGCATAATAACCATTTCCAAAATTTATATTTGATGATGATCCATTACCCTCTAGTGATAAACCAAATAAATATGGTCCATTAGCTGTAGTGATACCTGTAAAAGCAGCATCGGTTCCAGTTGCAGGATTAGGTGTGCCACCTGAATCAAACCAAGTACCATTTCTACCCCACCAAATTTTTCCATTATCTAGATCGAAAGCCATCATAATAGTAGAAGTTGCTGGAGTAAAATCTGATTCAGTCCATCTTGGGGAAGAATTATTATTTACTTTATAACCATTACCATTATTACATTGAAACTCATATCCAACTGCTGACTTACCTGCATAACTTGTATTAAGTGTACTCCAATTTGTTGTTTCACTTGGATCTGCTCCTTGAACTCCAAATTTTAAATTATGTCCAGTGCTTACAAATTGTGCTTCCACATAATATTTTCCACTAAAAACTCTTTGTGTTGAATATCTACCTGCCCATTGTGTGGCAGTTGAAGCTAATGATGTATTACCATTAGTCATTGTTAAACCTGATGGATAGGGAATATCTGGATATAGCGTTGACATATTATTATCAGGAGTATCTTTTGTATTTGTTAAATTTCCTGAAACAGTAAAGTCATTTGTCTCACCCGAACTGTCTGTTCCTGAAGCACCTGATGCAAATTTTAAAAAGAATCCATTAGTTCCATAGGTTACTGTTGGTGAAGTTTTTGCTACCCATATTCCTGATGTGGCATCTATTTCACCAAATGTAGAAGCTGGATAAGCTTGTCCATCAGCAAAATGGACATGAGACATTTCTCCTCCCCAATATTGTGAAGCATCCCCTCTTGCTCCAATAGCATGAACTTGAGCAGAATTAATTACACCGTCTTGATCTTGTGAAGGATAAGTTTCAGTAGAAAAAGAAGTTTCTCTTACTCCATTTACCCACATCTGTATTCTATCTCCTGATGTTGCATTTCCAGAATCATAAATAACTTGTATGTTGTACCAGGCAGTCGGGTCTCTAAATACTCTATTCGTTGTTAATGTTCCTGCTGATGGTGTTCCATTATATGAAAGTTTATATCCTGTAAATTCAATATGACCATAATTACTACCATCTACATAACTTGAAAATACTTTAGTGTCACCACCAAAGCCATCCCATTTTAACCAAGCACTAAAAGTCCACTTATCTCTATTACCTGCTCCAAATGTTCTATATAATCTTGTACTAGCCATTAATTAAATCCTCCTGATCCTTCTATACTAAAGCTCCACGAAACACTAAATGTTCTACCTGAAGTTTGTCCCTCTGCATCTGTTGCTGTAATTGTAAAAGAATTACTAGCTGCTGATGTATGGGCCGTTTGTGTTCCTGTTATAGTACAGCTTCCAACTCCTGTTGTAAATGTTAAACCTGCTACTGGAGGATTAGGAGCACATGTAAAAGATGTAGCATCCGTTGCTGTAAAAGTTTGTGTTCCTATGGCTGCTGTTCCAACAAAAGTTCCAATAGATCCTGCTGCTGGAGAAACCCAAGCGGGTTCATCAGATACATTTAAAAATGCAGAAGAAGATCTTCCAGCTAATCCATCAGTTACATTTTCTACTCTAATATAATATGTTCCATCAACCGGTAAAGTAAACGTTACGGTAAGAGAAGTAGCACTCACATACACAACACTATCTGCTGTTGTGATGGCACCACTTGTATTAATTGCTTCAACAATAGGTATAGAAACAAAGTTTGTTCCTGTAACTGTTACTGCTGTTTGAGCATTAGTAATTACAGCTGGACTCACAGCTGTTACCGTTGGAAAAGACTGTGTTCCAACTCCTGTAATAGCTCCACCTAAAGCAACTGACGTTCCATTAATTGAAAGAGCGCCGCTTCCTGTTAGTTTTGCATTAGCAATAGGTGATGTAATAGAATCACTAGATACTGCTCCTGCTGCTATTCCTCCTGATGTTACTTTTGTTTTTGCCATAATCTATCTCGCTACTCCTACTGTTCCACCACTACCAATTATTGGGTCTTCTGCCCAAGCCATATACACATAATTTACTCCAGAAGAATTTAATTCAGAATTTGTCGATCTAATTTTGAAACCTTGTGCTAAAAAATCTAAGTTTTTATCTCCGTCCGCAGTACCATTTGTAGATTCTGCTCCAGTAGTATTTACAAACAAATTTTTATTTACTCTATTAAAAGGGTTACTTTTATTATTTGCCATAAACCACCCATCACCACTACCAGTAACTGATTTAAGTATAACTAATGCAGGTTTAAATCCTGTGTAAACAAATGTTCCATCAACATTTCCATTTCCAGTATATTGAGAAAATCGTGAACTCCCATTTACGTCTCCAAAACAATAAGCAACATAAGTTTTGGAACTACTATTAACAGCACCTGAACTTCCTAAAGTAAAATTAACACTATCAGGGTCAGTATCGTTCCATCTAGTTGCATCATCAACAAAAACAGCATTTGTATTTAATGTTCCATAATCAGTATTTCCAGTTCCAACATGATAAACAGCCCACGCATCTCCAGCATCTGATATTGATTTAACAAAAACCGTTTTAGGAACTGCTCCTAAACCATGTGCTAATTTTGCACCTGCTGTTGAATTGCCTGTATATTTTACAATTGAAAATTTTGATGTAGTATTAAAAGAATAAGCTGATGGAGTAATTGTTGTTGAGCCATTAGTTGCAATTCCTGATGTAGTTCCACCTTTCCAATTCCAACTTACATATGTAAATCCACTAGCGTTAGTTCCACCACCACCGCCTGAACCATTAAATGTAAAGCCATCACTATCTAAACTTGTAAAACCATCTCCACTAGCATTGTATTGTGCCGCAGCATTACTCGGAGAAATAGAATAAGTAGTCATTATAGTGCTAAAAATTGCGTGAGAGTTTGTATTACTTGTTGACTTAAACCAGCTTATTGCTGGTGCAAATCCTACTCCTGTAATTGCATTTGTAGATGCGTTACCCGTATAGAGTAATGGATTAAAATAATCAGTTGGTTTAAAAGATATATATGCCATTATGTGTTTATTCCTTTCGTACAAAGAGCTGTGAACCCTGTGGGTACATCATACTCAAATATTCCGTTATTAGAAGCATTCGTTCCTGCTGATGATACAGAAGTTGTGCCAAAAACTCCATTACCAAAGTTAAATTGTGCAGAAGAAGCTGTTGACCAACCAACACTAGATACTGCAGGTAAATAAGTCCCTGATGCTAAAGTTCCTAATGAATTTGCTCCTGTAGTTGGATTACCACTAGCAACCCAAGTACCATTAACACTTGCCCAAAATTTATTATTATCTAAATCAAAAGCTAATCCTATAATATCATTATTACTTAATGCAGTAAAAACACTTGATGTACTTGCACCTGCTACTTTTTTTGTACCATCAGCTTCAATTCCATAAAAACCAGTTTCATTTGAAACACTACCATTTGCATTCCATCTTGTAGCAATACTATCTAACTGCATACCACAACAAAGCATACTAGCTGTTGTAGCTTTAGCTTCAAAATAATACTTTCCTGAAGAAGAACCTAAAGTTCCTCTTGTTCCACCATTTGATGAACTATCACTTGATGCTGTCCAAGTATTATTTCCATTAATAAAAGTAGGTGCAGTACCACCAACCCTTCTATCTAAAGGATTTAATGTAGAAAAATTATTATCAGGATTATCTTTTGTTGCTGTTAAAGTTCCTGTTGTTGTAAATGAAATTGAGTTTCCTGAACTATCTAAATCAAGATTAGAACTATCTTCCATTTTTAAAAAGAATCCATTATTTCCATAAGTAACAGAAGGAGACGTTTTTATTTTCCACATACCATCTGTTGCGTCTGTTTCCCCAAATGAAGATGGTGTAAGTTGTGTGCCATCTACAAAATTAATATGGCTCATTACGCCATTATAATATTCACTACCATCTGTTCTAGCTCCGATTACAGTAGTATATCCACTAGTATTAAATACATAACTAACACCTGAAGCAGGGTCATCTTGACCTGCAAATGAAGTTTCTTGAACTCCATTAACATAAATTTTACATCTGTCTCCTGCAGCTGCTAATGTATTATCAAAACCAATTACGATATGATAAAATGCTGAGGTATCTCTAAATAATCTAGTTGTTTGATAATTAAAATCATTAAGACCTCCACTATCAGTTCCATATATTCTTAATTGGTGATTACCTTGAAAAATAAGATTTAAGTATGGTCCAGAAGTTCCAGTTCTTGCGGTTACAATCGCTGTATCTGCACCTATACTAGCTCTTTTTACCCAAACACTATAAGTCCACTTATCAATATTAGTTGGTGTTCCTAGTGTTCTTTCTATTTTTGTACTAGCCATTAGTTAAATTGTCCTCCGCCTGTTGCTCCAAATGAGTAAGTTATTGTAAATGCTCTTACTGCCGTTTGTCCTTGTGCATCTGTTGCTGTTACTGAAAACGAATCAGTGGTAGCTGTTGTATGAGCCGTTTGTGTTCCCGTGATAGTAGCAGTTCCTACGCCCGTAGTAAATGTTAATCCTGCTGTTACCGATCCTGTTGTTACTGCAAAAGAAGTAGCATCTGTACATACTAAATTAATAGTACCAACCGCTGAAGCTCCTGCAAACGTTCCTAAAGACCCTGAAGCTGTAACCCATACTGGGTTATCTGAAACGGTTAAATCTGCTGTTGAAGTACGGACCGCTGTACCATCATTATTCTCTACTCGTACGAAATAAGTTCCGTCAACTGGTAAAGTAAATGTAGCACTAATAGAAGTAGCACTTGTAAATGAAACTGAGTCTGCTGCTACGATAGCTCCACTGGTATTAATTGCTTCTACCTGAGGAACTGAAACAAAATTGCCTCCTGCAATAACAACAGCTGTTGCTGAATTAGTTATTACTGAAGGTGTTAAAGAAGAAATAGTTGGTTTAGTATCAGCAACATCAATCGTTCCTGATCCTCCTAATGCTACAGTTTGAGAATTAAAAGTTACTGAATTATTAGCTAGCTTTGCATTAGCAATACTTCCAGCTAACATGTCATTAGATACTTGAACTTCTTGAACTTCGCCTGCTGTTGCTCTTCCTAAAACTCTATTGCCTGTGGCAATGTCTTGCATTTTAGCATAAGTAACCGCATCGTCTACGATTTTTGCTGTTGTAACAGTGTTGTCTCCAGTTGTGGTAATTAAACCTATACCGATTTGATAAATAAAATTCATCGTTGACGAAGACGACATCGATGTATCAAAAGTTAATGTTGAACCACTTACTGTAACAGAAGATGGACTTTGAACAATTCCATCAATTGAAATAACTAAAGCTGAAGGAGAGATAGGAGTAAAGGTAGTAGAACTTTGTGTAATATTATAAGGTCCCGCAGAGTTTGTGAACGTTATATTGTCCAAAACTTCTATGTTACTTATTTTATCTGTTCCACGTCCTATATATGCCATAATCTATCTTGCTGTTCCGCAAACTCCATTACTACCTATAAAACTTTGACCTACCGCTAAATAAACGTAATTATTTCCACTAGCATTATATTCAGCATCAGCACTATTAAAGGGTTTGAATCCATTTGAATATATATCACTTATATAAGATGTACCTTGTGCACCAGCTGAATTTGGATTGAAAACATAATTACTAGGATTATATCCTAAAATTGTATTATTATTAAAATTCCAAGCTGCTGTGGAATCCGCATTTTTTATAAGGACGAAGGAAGGTTTAAAACCAGTATAAATAAAAGTTCCATTAGCAGATTCACCATTCCCCTTGTACCTACCCGATTTACAAAACCCCTTAACATCACACCAAACGTAGGCGATATAAGTATAACCACTTGTATTAAGCTGACCATTAGTTCCTATAGTAAATACAGTTGCATCAGGTTCAGTATCATTCCAAAAGTTAGAAGAAGTATCGTTTGATGCTGTTGTATTTAAAACTAAAGCTCCTGCTGATGCAATTCCACTTTTGTGATATACATTCCATTGTTGATCATTAGAAATACATTTAATAAACATAACATCGGGTTGAACTCCAAGACCATGGGCTATCGTGCCATTACTTCCAGTTCCTGTATATTTATAAATTCCAAATTTGCTTGTTGTGTTAATTGAATAAGAAGAAGGTGTTATTGTTCCACCAGATAAACCAGAAGTTGTTCCACCCTTCCAATTCCAAGAAGTATAAATTATTGAATTTTGTCCAACTTCTCCATTACTTCCCATTGTAAAACCATCAGCATCAAAACTTTTTAAGTTTGAAGATATTGCGCTATCTGCAGAAGTTAAATTTGAATACATAGTTTGTGTAGCTCCTCTTACACTATCAGTAATAGCATTACTTTCTGACAATGATGTTGCTTTAGTCCAGTTAAAATCAGGTTGAAAACCTAATCCTGTTTGGGCTTGTGTTGCGCTACCATCACCCGTATATTTAAGAGTGTTCATTAAACCTGATGATTTATCTACTGTGCTATATGCCATAATAATTATCCATTTTGTGTTTTTAAATTTTTATAATTCAAACAATAAAATCCAGTGGGAACTGTGTATTTGAAAACACCCTCCCCATTTGCATCCGCGTTTGTTGCTCCTGCTGATGTTGCAGCAAAATATCCTAGTCCAAAATTACACTTAATAACTGTAGTGGAAGTATCACCAATATTACCCCAAGGTGTATACTCACAAGTTTCATTATTTAGTGTAGATGTCATTCCTGTAATTAAAGGACTAGTGTTTGTTGATGGATTACCATTCCAAGTTCCAGCTTTACCTACCCACATTTTACCGCCTGCTGGGTCGACAGCAACCATATAATAACCTGTTCCTGTAAATCCTGTACCACCCGCACTAAAAACACCATTAACTATTTTTTGTCCATCTTGAGGATAAAATCCATTACAAGTAGTATCATTATAAGTTTGAGAAGCATTACCTGCAGGTCTTGCCGCCATTACTCCAAATATAGGTTCAGTTCCTGTAACCTCCATTTCAAAATAGTATTTCATTGAAGACGTTGCTAGAGTTCCTAAACAAGAAGTATAGGAACCTGATGTATAATCTAATTGTGTACCTGCATAAGAAATAATTGGTACTCCACTATTTCCTCCTCCACCAGCACTCTCATAAGCCCAACTGTTCCATACAGTATTCCAATTAAGAAATACATTTGAGGGGCATTCTAGAGATTGATAACCAGATCCATTTTTAGTGTAATCAAAAGGTGTTCCACTTCTAGCTGCTGTTTGATAATCATAGCCAAGATAACTTGCATTTTCGTAAGTTAATAAAAATCCATTTGTGCCAAACGTAACTCCACTTCTAATTTGACTATCACCCTTAGGTGACCATTCACCTGTAGTAGAATCTACTTCTCCAAATACAGTTACAGCAGGAGTTGTTCCATCAATAGAACAGGTTTGAGCCAAATATCCATTTAATAAATGATTACTTCCTGCATCATTAGCACCAATCCAATGTGTGGATGGGTTAGCATTCCAAGCACTTTCAGTTGTAGCACCTGGGTCACTATCCGTACCTAAAGCAGTTACTCTTACACCATTAACCCAAATTTGCATTCTATCAGATGCTGAAGCTGGATCTAAAGTATTCCATACTAAATAAATATGGTACCAGGCGTTAGTGTCACGGTATTTTGCACTCGTAATTTTTTGACCCGTTGTACTTCCACCATAGACATTAGTGTATTCAATAAAATCACTCCCATTAAATTGACATTTAGTATAATTATTACCATCTTCATAGCCCATTAAAATACTTTCAGTATTTTGTATTTTACTTCTTTTAACCCATGTAGAATAAACCCATTTTCTTCTTGAACCTAATGTGCTTACTGCTTTTGATAAATATGTATTTGCCATAATAAATCCTATACGAATGCCATCCCTTGTGTTAGTCCAAATGTTATATCATAACTAAAAGCTCTGTCTGCTGTTTGTCCTTCTGCATCTGTAGCTCTAATTGTAAAACTGTAAGTTGTGGCCGATGAAGCACCACTTTCAGTTCCAGAAATAACTCCTGTACTTGTATTAAGTGTAACACCTCCTGGAAAACTTCCAACTGTTTTAGCATAACTTGTAGCAGATGTTGCTGATACTGTCACGTTAACTGCTTCCCCACCAGGAGAAGAACCTATATTTCCAGAAGCTGTAACCCATGCTGGTGCATCAGAAACAGTAAGTAAGGCTGTTGAAGAACGAACGGCTAATCCAGAAGCTAATTCAATTCTAATAAAATAAGTTGTATCAACTGCTAAAGTTGTTGTAATTGTAATTTGTGTTGTTGAATCTCTAGTTACAGATGAAGCTGCTGTAATAGCTCCAGCTGAACTAATTAAATCGACGTAAGGAGTTCCTGTTGAACCAAAGTTAGTTCCTGTAATAACAACTGTACTAGCTGTATTATCAATAGTAGAGGGACTAATGCTTGCGATAGTAGGTGTTGGTAATGCTGATTCTTCAATAGCAGCAAAACTTAAATTTCCTGATCCATCTGTTTTTAAATAATAATTGTTTGTAATACTTTGTGGTAAAGTTAATGTATAAGATTGACCTGCACTATGTGGAGGTCCTTGAATAGAAACTCCGTGAGAATTTTGAGAACAGTTTAAAGTTATTTTTCCATCAGCACTTGAACCATCACCTTTAATTGTTAGACCAGGAGTAAATTCAGTTTTAGCATTAGTAACCGCGTCCGCCGCAAGTTTCCCTGTGGTAACGTTTAGATCTTTAACCTTTACTGTTTCAACCGCATCTGTAGCAATTTTCGGAGCAGTGATAATTCCATCTGAAATATCTGCCGAAGTTAAAGCTGCGTCTGCAGGAGCTGTTCCAATGTATGCCATACTTTAATATCCTTATGTGCTAATTTCATCAACCGCACTTACCCAAACATCACATGAAGAAGCTGTATCGCTGACAACTGATAATACATCTAAATTTTGAACAACGAATTTTGCTCCGCCGTCCAAAACTTGTAAAGAACCGCCCGTTGGTATAGGGGCATCTTTTACAAGATATATATTATTAGATCCGTCGTTAATATAACAACTTACATTGATGGCTGTGCCAAGTATATTCGATAAAGAAATACCTACAATAGCGTCATAGGAATTAGCGGTGTAAACTGCCGCTGGTGATGTTCCTACTGCATTGGATGTATATCTTCGAAAATTTTGCGCCATAATTTATCTCCTTATAATGCAATAGCCATTGCTGTTGCAAATCCTTTAGTTGCGAACCCTAAATCGGGTACAATTGCTCCACTCCCATCTAAATAAACTGCTTTAGCTGCAGGTAGAGTACAGAATACATCTTTAGTACCTGCTGCAAAATCTACCGGCGTAGTATTATTATTAGAATTATCGATAATAGTTGTTCTTTGTAAATTAGTACCTGTACTTAAAGTACCTAAACCAACTTCCCATTCTGCCGTACCTTGGTTAAAGATTGCATAGTAAGTTGTATTACTAGAACCTATTCCAGTTGCAAAACTTTGAAAACCAGTTTGTTCACCAGCCAAAGTAAAAGTTGTCTGACTATTACCAGTTGTTGTACTAGTTTCTTTAACTCTATCGTTTATTACTAACGCCATAAATTTTTACTCCTATTACGATGTTATACTTAAAATAGCGTCAGATCCTGCAGGTGTTCCTGAAGCCGGCACTGGAAATGAAATTGTAAAAGTTCCATTCGTTGCTGTCTTAGTTCCACCAAAATCTAATATCACTACTAATTTACTATTATCGTCTCTATAAATAACTCCAAAGGCAGCACTAAAAGTTGCTGCTGTCCAAGGTAAGTCTGCAAAATCTACTGTAGCCACATTCGTTTGATTATCTACTGCTTGACTTTGAAGAGGTTTACCACCGGTTGCATAGTTAGTTCCAGCTGTACCTACTTGACCTGCTACACCTGTTGAATAAACTGTGCTTGCTGTCGTATAGTTATTGGCCGTATATAAAGCTAAATTATAAGTGACTCCACTTCCATTTTGGAAAGCATGTCCTGCTGAGAACAATTCTTTACCAAATGAGTAAGGTACTACGTTTGCCATATTATATTTTCTCCTTAATTATTAGTTCCGTAAGAGGATGGTGATTTTGATTTAAGTTGTTGACGAATAATTCCATCCTCATCTTCGTCTCTGCGTCTGTAACCGATTTGTTCAGTTGCGTACGTTGTAAGAGCATTTTCAAATTGCCCTTGGTAGTATTGTATCAGATCCACCGGACCTTTCAAGTATCCATATGTATTTATCAGACATGTATACAAAAGTAAATCTTGATATTTATTTGATAAATAAGTTCCATTTGTAGCTGCCGGAGCTGCTGAAGGAGTTGTTGTATTTGTAAGACTTACGGGTTCTTTATTGTAAGCTAGGGTAATTGAATAAGCTTTATCAGGAGTAGGTGATACAACCCAAAAAGTTTCGTCCCAATTTCCATAATATTTAGGAATTCCAACAGATGAAGTTGATGGAGTTGAGTAATACTCAGCCATAAAACTTGGATCTCTTTGTTCTAAAAAAACTTGATTTCCTGTGGCATCTGTAAGTTGTGCATAATTAATAGATCTTAAATCATCAGGAATAGTTACATATCTATTTCCTACCACTAAACTTGATGTTGCGTAATGAGCATTTTGATCTGTAGGTACTGATCTCCAAATTTTGTTTTCAGCATTTTGAATAAGTGTTTTTAAAACTGCATCCGTTAAAACGTTTGCTGAGACTTCTGTGTATCCTCTAATATCTGTTTGTAAATTTGCTAAAGTATATGCCATATTATAATGCCTCTAATGTTACTGGTCCTGCTGAACAATTTAATCCACCACCTTTAACTCCATGCAGAAGAGTGTTATCTGCACTTTGAAAATAAAAATAGCTAATAGGATTAGTTAACACATCATTAGTAGTATTACCAGTTACAGTTGCATATTTATCAATTTTTCCCAATTGAATAGTAAAACCATTTACAGAATCAATATCACTAACACCACTAATAGTATTAATAGGACCAAACTGTTGTAAATTTAAAGCATCTGCCCCACCGGATCCTTCTGTTGTTACTTGTGCTGGACCTCTTAATCTAACTTTGCTATCTGCTTTTCTTTGATGATCCCAAGAATAAACATTTACATAAGTAAGGCCATCAACACTGTTAAGAATAATCTCAAAAGGATTATTTTCTAATAAAATTAATTGAGGAGTGGATGCTGCTTGTACTCTTGGATTTTGTAAAGCTTGAGGATCTGATCCAACAGGTGCCGGTTGAAGCTGGGGTTGTTTTGCTTCATATTCTGAATAGTGAACTAAAGAGCCATTCCATTCTCTAACCATTTGAGTATAAGGAAATCTTAATCCAGATCTATCTGAAATTGCTAATGCTTGTTTACCTCTAGCAAAAACTCCCATTATGAAGAAACTCCATCACCATAAAATGTTTGTGGTGAAATATAAGTAGATGTACCTTGATTATCGGCATCCAATGCTCTAGCCATTTCACTTTGATAAATTCTTTCTAGCTCTGGTGTTCTTCCAGGTGAAAATTTCATACTTAAATAATAAGCAAGACCTGACATCATACAAGGAAAAAATCGATCTACAACGTCTGCTGTATTTGTATAGTCTCCTGCATTATCAACTTGTGCCATATAATAAAAACAAAATTGAAAACTAGAAGGAGTGCTTGTACTAGAAACACTCGAACTTGGTGTTGCATATAAAAATATACTAGGATTAATTTTTCTATCTATGTAATATTGAGAAGGTGTGCCTTTAGTTAATTTATTAGCTGTTGCACTATATTGAGATCTACTAATTTGTGTCATTGCTTGATCAGCAGGATTAGTAGTAGTGCTGTTATTTCTATAAGTTGCTTCTAATATTTGACTTAAATCATTTGGAAAATTAACAGAGTCTTTAGCATAATTATATTCTGCCTGACCTTCAATTAAAGGTATCTGAGCATATTTTACTTTCCATAAATGAACGCCTCTATTCTCCCACTCTTTAAACATAATATTTAAAGAACGTCTTGCTGATCTTAATTGATATCCAGTTCTTGTTCCTCTAATATTTGTTCTTTCAAAAGCTTCTTCAATAATATCATCAATTGCTGGATTAAAAGTATTAGTTCCTGAACTTGCTGTAACAGTATTGGCTTGATTGCCCATTCCAGCTAAAGCCGCACAGTAATAAAATAAAGTTGGAGCGCCGACTGCTTGAACCGGAGCAACTACAATAGTAGTTTTTGCTCCAGCATTTCCTGGAGTTCCTGTTGTGGTAACTCCTGTTGTATAGGCTACACCCCCACTAGTATTTGTTCCATCTTTAGTACTGGATAATGCAAATATAAAATTTTCATTTGTTCCCTCTGATTGATCAAAGATGTAAGTGTTGCCTTCTTGAAGTTCTAAAACAGGACTAACAGTTCCATTAATAAAAAACTTATTAGCTCCTGCACTAAAGCCGTTAGTACCAGTTGCAACCGTAACTGTAAAAGTAATAGTCGCCATTTAAATTCCTAAGCCCCAGTAATCGTTAATGTAGAGCCTGCTGATGCTGTTACTACAATTGTAACTCCATCTTTAAATAAAATACCTGAACCGGGAACATAAACAGATAATCCATCTGTATCAAATAAATATTTTGCTTTTAAATTACCCGCTGAAATTGTATCAGCTGTTTGATCATAAAGTTCAACTACTGATCCAGCTGCTCCTGCTGCTTGAATAGAAGTAACTCTAGTTCTCCCAACTCGCATATTAATACCAGCTGTTGCACCTGTTCGGTTTAAGGTTGTTTGGTCGCTTGAAAAAGATCCGCCGCCTGACATAATTATTCTCCTATTAAATTATATGTGGGCCGGAGCCCACATTGAATTATTAATTAATTACGCTGTTGCTGCGTCTCGCAAATTATTTGCTTGAACATACGTGAACGTAACAGTTACTTGACCTGTAGTTGCAGTACCACCTGCAGATATAAGAGTCGCTGTAATTTGTGTATCAGAA